CATGAAAGAAATGTTCGAAGCGTCTGTAGACGGTGAAGCATTTGATATGGAACGTTGGTCACAATACTTCAAGCCAGCAGGCTACGGTGGTAGTGGTCAGGCAACTGGTTCAGCACCACGTGCAACTCCAGCGGCAACACCTGCACCCGAAGCAGATGAAGATACTCCAGCGCCAGTAGCAACAAAGGCTCCTGTTAAAGAGGACGCACCGGCAGGTGCCGATGCAGGTGGACGTGCGGCTGATATTTTGGCTATGATTCGTAACCGTCAAAAAACATAAGGGGAATAGACTATGGGAAAGGCCTTCGATATTTCGAAGTTCCGTAAGTCTATCACCAAAAGTATTGATGGCTTAGGAATTGGTTTCAATGACCCAACTGACTGGGTCAGTACTGGCAACTATGCACTAAACTATCTTATCTCGGGGGACTTCTTTAAGGGAGTCCCTTTGGGTAAGGTAACTGTGTTTGCCGGAGAGTCTGGTGCAGGTAAATCATATATCTGTTCTGGAAACATTATTAAAGCCGCTCAAGAACAAGGTATTTTTGTTGTCTTAGTTGACTCAGAAAATGCGTTGGACAAACAGTGGTTGCTAGATTTGGGTGTTGATACATCCGAAGATAAGTTGCTTAAACTTAATATGGCTATGATCGATGATGTGGCTAAAACCATTTCAGAGTTCATGAAAGAGTACAAAGTAATGCCTTTAGAGGAACGTCCTAAGGTGTTGTTTGTAATCGATTCACTTGGTATGTTGCTTACTCCAACTGACGTAAATCAGTTCGAAGCAGGCGAGATGAAAGGTGATATGGGCCGTAAACCTAAAGCACTTACAAGTCTTGTTCGTAACTGTGTAAACATGTTTGGTAGTTATAACGTAGGTATGGTTTGTACAAATCACACATACGCAAGCCAAGATATGTTTGATCCAGATGACAAGATTTCAGGTGGTCAAGGCTTCATCTATGCATCTAGTATTGTTGTTGCTATGCGTAAACTTAAACTTAAAGTTGATGCAGATGGTAATAAAGTAACTGATGTGTTGGGTATTCGTTCAGCTTGTAAGATCATGAAAACTCGTTACGCAAAACCTTTTGAAAGTGTACAAGTTGAGATTCCATATTCAACTGGTATGGCTCCTAGCTCGGGGTTAGTTGACATGTTCGAAAAGATGGGTGTACTATCCAAGGTCGGTAATAAATTAGCTTACACTAGTAAAGAGACTGGTGAGATTGTTGCAGAGTTCCGCAAGAATTGGAGTGAAGAAAAACTCATGACAATTATGAAAGAGTGGGATGCATCAGCAGTCAATTCAACTATATCACTTGATCAAGAGGAAGAAGAAGCAAATGGATGAAAATCTAATTATTACAGTTTGGGATATATTCCGTGAATATATTTCTGAAAAAAATCGTGAAATGGCCGCAAATCAATACGTTGACTTTTTACTAGGCAACGATATTAGTGCCGAAACATTGTCTGGCTATACTGGCTACGATCCCCATTTAGATGACGCTATTAAGTTAGTAGTCGAAGAAGAAGGAGTTGATGACGATGAGCCGTTTGACGAAGATAACTTAGGTTACGAAGACGAGGACTATTAATGGCTTGGTACAGTAAAGTAAGTCGAGATCTTGCTCACTTGCCTGATTGTATTGAGTATTTTTATACTCAGTTAGACGAGGCCAGGAAGGAAGTTAAAGTGTATGGCAATCTTGAGAAAGCCAGCGCCGCACTTCCTGGTATCGTTGAACAACGTTTTAACCAGCTTCAAGAAATTGAAGCTGTGTTAGAATATTTAAATATTGAACTTAGACGTACTCGAAGCAAGGCGTTTAAGAAATACTTAGAGAATTATCAACGTGCTCTAAGCTCACGGGACTGTGAGAAATATGTTGACGGTGAGGCCGACGTAGTCGATCTAGAAAAAATTGTTAACGAGTTTGCCTTGTTACGCAATCAATGGCTAGGGATTATTAAAGGTCTTGATATTAAACAATGGCAAGTTTCTAACATTATCAAACTTAGAACTGCCGGAATGGAAGATGTACATATCTAATGTTTGTAGAAGATCTAGTCATGCGTCTTGCTTGCGAAGACAAGTACTTATTTGAACCTGACATCATTCAAAGTAATGGTTGGGAGAAAAATTTTGTCTCTAGTCTATCAACACAAATTCAGCGCGGCAATGCGTTAACAGAAAAACAAGCAACTCTAGTACATCGCATTATTAAAACATATCAAGCTAGCCTAGAAGTTTATTTTCAACGTCAAATAGATGTTAACAATCCTGTATACAGAACTCCATTCAGACACATTATTAACGAAAAATCTATTAAAATAGAAAATATCGATGGGGACAAAAAAATTGCAGTAAGATTTCCGTACGACGAGAAATTAATTAAATTAATCCATAACTATGTATCTAATACTGGATGGAAAAGTTTAATATATGCTAACCCATTAAAGGGGCATATCGCCGAATGGAACGCAACAAATAAGGCCTGGGTATTTTCTTTGCGAGAAGATAATATACTTTGGCTACAGACAAATTTAGTAGAACATGGGTTTATTACTGACCCGGTGTTCAACGAGTTTTTAGAAGATATACTTAAATCATTAGACAATATGCTCGACTATGCTCCGCATGTTTCTAAAGATGCCGACAAGTATTTTTTAAAGAATGCTTCTAAGAATATTAAAATCAAGCCGTCTACTAATTTAATTGAATATTTGATATCTGCAAAAAATTTCGGAATTACAGCATGGGATGATAAAGTAGCAACAGATCTTAAGTTGACTAAATTAGATCCAGTGACACAGACTATTATTAATAGCGTTGATCCTATTTTCATTGACTCCGCAATTTATAATATCGATCAGTTTGAAAATTTAGTTAAATTTGGCGGCCCGATATTAGTTATTGTTCCCGGAGGCAGTGAGATTCAACACACTAGGCTGTGGCACGAAACTGCATTAAAGTGGGGCATTAGTAGTTCTCAAATGTGTGTATTGTTCCGAATGCCGAACGAAAGTCACGGGTCTTTTAACGCCTATATAAAAGAGCACAATTTAAACAACGACATACATCCAGATATTAAGATTGTATTTGCCAGCATAAAAATTCCTAAGCCGTTGGTAAAATCAGAATTGAGATTTAATACTGTCATTAACTTAGGTTATTACAAAGATTTGCATTATTCTATGAGTGTGCTCTTGCAATCTACCCCCAATATAGTGTATTATAACAATAAGCATCCACATGGAGTAAATGTTTGTCCACAACAAAATTAATAATCAAAGACGAAATTAACGTTAAGTTTGAAAACCTTGACTTAGCTACCCGCAAGGAGTTAGTCAAGAAATTCAAATACTTTGATCCGTCTGCGAAGTTTATGCCGGCATATAAGCTAGGGCGTTGGGACGGCTGTACTCCTTTCTTTGGCCTTGGAGGTACGACTTATGTTAGTTTGCTTGACCGTATTCTTCCGTTGTTAGAAGGATGGGGCTACTACATTGAAGTCGAAGATCAGCGTCAGCATAAAGAATTATCGTTTGAAAAAGTATCTGGAGATTTTTGGGGAGACCAGTGTTGGCCAGAAGGACATCGCTTTGCCGGAGAGCCAATTCGTTTGCGAGATGACCAAGTTGAAGTAGTTAATAACTTCCTAGGAAATCCGCAGGCATTACAAGAAGTAGCAACGGGTGCAGGTAAGACTATTATGACTGCTACCCTTGCTAAGATTTGTGAAAAGTATGGTCGCACTATGACTATTGTTCCTAACAAAGATCTTGTGCTACAAACAGAAGAAGATTTTAGAAACGTTGGGCTAGACGTCGGTGTGTATTTTGGCGATAGAAAAGAACTGGGTAAAACTCATACTATCTGCACCTGGCAAAGTTTAAATGTGCTAGATAAAAAGTCGCATGATCCAAATACACTTAGCCTTGCAGAGTTTATTGAAGGTGTTAGTGCTATTGTTGTTGACGAAGTGCATCAAGCCAAAGCAGAAGTATTAAAGAAATTGCTTACTGTTAATTTTGCAAATGCGCCAATTCGTTGGGGATTAACGGGAACAGTACCTAAAGATGATTTAAGTTTTGAAAGTATTAAATGTAGTTTAGGTGATGTAATTCATCGAGTTTCTGCATACGACTTACAGCAAAAAGGCATATTGGCCGAATGCCATGTAAACATTGTGCAAACACAAGAATGGAAAGAATTTGAAAGCTATCCTGCAGAATTAAAATATCTTGTTACTGACGATACTAGGATGGAATGGGTATCAAAATTAATAAAAAATATTGCCAGTAGCGGCAATACCTTGATCTTAGTCGATAGGATCGAAACTGGTAATTTTATTATAAACGAAATTCCAGATAGCGTTTTTGTTAGCGGAAAAATTAAATCAAAAGACCGAAAGGAACAATATCGTGAAGTGGCGACTGCTGATGACAAAATTATTGTTGCAACCTATGGTGTCGCGGCTGTTGGTATTAATATACCTAGGATCTTTAATTTGGTTCTTCTGGAGCCCGGCAAATCGTTTGTCCGTGTTATTCAATCAATAGGTCGCGGAGTTCGAAAAGCTGACGACAAAGACTTTGTACAGATATGGGATATCACTGCTAGTTCAAAATACGCAAAGCGTCATCTTACTGAGCGTAAACGGTTTTATAAAGATGCAAGATATCCATTCGCAATTGAAAAGGTAAAATACTAAAATGCAAATATTAACATTAGAAAATACAACATTCTATTTGAATGATCTGCCTAATGAAATTGATGAAGATTTTCGATACTCTGTTTTAGATAACAGTGATAATCAAAATCCTGATCATTTTTTCTTACCGCTAATCTTCTTAGAAAGTTTTACAGGGCCTGCCGCCGTACTTAAGATCGGACCTTACGAGCTCACCATGCCTTTAGATTGGTGTACTATCGTAGGCGACCCGACCGGACCAGAAATGGAAGTATTACCTTTAACTAGTTTAAACGATAGAGGATTTAGGACATTTTGTTTCAACCCATTGAGTAGCTTCCGTCCTGAGTTTCACGATATTGATATTATCAACGTATACCCTGAAGTAAAATGGTATTTTCCAAAAATGAAACCTGGTCAACTACTAACTACTCCGTTGTCTGGTGGAGAGAAACCTGTATGTGCTTATTTTGTTAAAGAAGTTAGTCGCCAGAGCGAAATTGTAGATTATTCGAAGTGTTGGTAAACTATGGGAAGTCTTAAACCTGGTGCAACACTTATACACGAACGTGTGGGCAATGTAGTCTACAGTAGAGAATTTGGAGCAGACCCTATGACTAGAAAAGTAACCGGTTGGGACTACGATAAAGATAATCCAAACTTTGATCCACGTACTAGCGACGGTCGTCCGTTACACGATCACATTACGGAAGATAAAATGTGGGGGGAAATTCGTCGAATGGCAAAAACTAATCCCACTTTACAAGACGCATTAGAACGTGTTAAAATAATATATCACCTAAGCAAGGATAAAAATGGCTCTTGATATTAAGCGAGAATTACGTGCAGTAGATCAACGAGAATATAATTTCTATGACAATCTTTCTGACCAAGAAAAGAAAGAATTCAGCCCCTATATACTAATGCGGTATGTTGCAAATGTACAACTTAATGAAACAGATATACAAGAATGGTATTTAGAAAGGACTAACGAATTTGTTAATAAAAACCATTGGACTCTAAGTAAAAATCACAAGGCATTGTTATGGAAATTGTTTGCTAGCTGTGGCACCGGAATTAATTGCTACCATCCATATTTAAAAGCCAGTAGCAAAGAAAAAGCCATTAAAATTGAAAAATTATTGCTCGACTTGTATCCAGCAATGAAGTTAGAAGATATAAAAATAATGGCCAAGATGATGGACAAGAAAGATAAAGAAGAGTTATTTGATAAGATGGGCTTTGATAAAAAGCAACGGAAAGAGTATGAGTAACTTGTATCCGTTAACACCTATGTCCGCCACAGAAATACAATTATTAGTTGGGCCTGACTTTATTAAAAACTTTCAAAAGGAAGTTGATGAATTTATGGTTCCTATGCGTAAGCAGATTGCTAAAGGTAGACCACTTAGCATAGGTAAAGAAGCGTGGGAATATGCTGTTGCAGATAGTATCGTTGGAGCAGAATGGGCAGGGGCTGGTAATTCAATTGTAGATGTTCGAATGGGGATAGATGTAGGGCTTGACGTTAAGAGTGTAGGCAAATGTAATGGAAAAGGCAAAACATCAAAGTCAGGCGAAGCAAGCATGTTCCAGACATACCACAGCCATGTTGATACAATGTTTCACACAAAAGATTCCCCCGCACTTTGGAATGTGTATATAGAAGGTTGGTTTGAAAAAGTAAAAGCAGTTAAGGAATATTATCTCCTTGCTATTGTAAAAGATAAGCAGTATAATTGTAGTTTATGCGGATTTAAGAGATCTGGGAATCTTCCTTTATATAATACAACATACGGAACATTCTTGACTGAAACTGGAAAGCAGAGCAAAGGTACATGGACTGTACATCAACTTGCTGATCCGACTTTGTTACATACTATGGTAATTAAAGGAAAAACAAGATTAGAAATGCGACTCCGACCTAAGATGCACGACCCACAATATTCACTACCGGTTTATAAATTTTGATAATGGAACTAGCCGAACAACCTTTTCAATGTGTACATTGCACTAAGAGTTTTATGCAAGAGAAAACTCTGATGGCTCATATGTGTGAGCCAAAGCGCCGTGCGATGCAACGAACTGAAAAGCGTGTACAGGCAGGGTACATGGCATGGAATCGCTGGTATGAGCTCAGTCAAAATCAGCGCAAGCAAAAGAGTTATGATGATTTTTGTAAAAGCTCGTACTATAATGCCTTTGTTAAGTTTGGAAGTTTTGTTACTAATGTAAGTCCGTTATATCCAGACAAGTTTGTTGACTTTGTAATTAAAAGCGGAATTAAATTAGACCATTGGTGTAGAGACGAACTCTACGATCAGTATCTTTTTGAAATGTTAAAGATCGAACCAGTAGAAGCCGCAGTTCAAAGAACCATTACAACAATGATGGAGTGGGGAGATACTAGCGGAGCACAGTGGCAACATTATTTTAGGTATGTTAATCTTAATCGAGCAGTACACGATATTAGAAACGGCAAATTGAGTGCATGGGTGGTGTTGAACTGCGTTAGTGGTAAGACAATGTTAGAGAATATGAATGACGATCAACTTGAATTAATTCAGCCAGCGTTAGATGTAATGTTTTGGGTAAAGAAATTTAAATCAAAACCAGCAGATGCAGAATTAGTGAAAGAAATTTGTAGGGAGAGCGGAATTGAGTGATAATAATTTCTTCCAGCGTCGAAATATTAAAGTTATTGATAGTAATAAGAGATTTTATAGAATGAGAAAACTTATTACTAACAAATATTTTGAATATCCCCAAGACAAAGAGATAGTCGAAAACTTAAACATAGTAAATGATACCGAACGGTTGCTCACTATAGAAATTCCAGAAAGCGATCTGGAAAAAATAAAAGATTTCGAAGAACAAGTTTTCAATAATATGAAAACTTACGGATCTCATCACTATCGTATATTTGAAACGTTAATGGAACAGAAAGAACAAGAAAAGTTTCTTCGTAACAAGTACCCCTCTGTACAAAAAGCATTTGAGCAGTACAGTATGATGTTGGCATTAGCAAAAAGCGGAGAACTATAATGCCAGATATTGACATCGACTTCGCTGATAGAACACAAATACTTGAAAAAATTAAAAATGTACCTGCCGCAATGTCTGAAGATAAGAAACATAACACCGGTGTATACTGTCATCAGATCCCAACTAACCCATTGACTGGGTTAGCTAGCATTGAATACAAGGAAGCAGAATCAAGAGGCTATTTTAAAATAGATTTT